ACTTTCTCTTTCAAAGTTGTCAGCAAAATCATTTGTAGATGTTTCAGCTCGTTTGATAGCAGTTTGAAACTGCTTGTCATCAAGTATAAGTTTTGTGCTTATATCTGCCATATTAGATACCTTTTATAAAATTACGAACCCATTGCCCGAAACGCTGAATAGTAGGTTTGCTCATACCATCTGGTGCCTGTTTGCTGCCACGCATACCACGGTTAGTCATATGTCTACCCTTGTCTAGCACACCAGCATAAGGATAGTTAGCTTCAATGGTATTATTGACCAACTTGGTATTACGTCGTGCAAAGCCTCGATCAATAGGTGTAATACGCTTAAAGAATTCAAACGCCTTTTGCATTACATTCTTTTTAGTGCCACGTAATGCTCGCATCCTACGTCGGAATACCTGTGTTTTAACTCTTGCCATTTTTAGTCCTTTCAAGTAAACTCTTCATCTCTTCAGAACTAATATTAGGTTTACTAGGCTTGTAAGTTCCTTTGCGTTTTTGTTCTTCAACGTGAGTATATCTAATACCTATATCCATACAATAAAGGTCAAATGTAGTAGCACGATCTAGGACTTCACTGGGAAGCAAGTGATATCTGCTAGCTAGTTTATCTATGCTTACTACCATCTTAATCTTCCCACTTTCCCAATCTACATCTGACCCTGTTAGTTTCCCAGGCGATTAACTATTTTAGCAATCGCACGAACTAACAATGTTGGAGGAAGCATCTGATCTTTACTTAGGATCTCACGCCCTTGGTCATCAAGAATTAATTTACGAACAGTTTCAATGATCTCACTTGGCTTAGTTGGATCAGCGCCTGCTAGTTTAGAGAATACATCTAGTGGAACTCGGTCCCAGGTATGGAACGTAATAGGCTCGTTGTGTTCTTTGATTGTGTCTGCGTCATCAAGAACTATTTCTACCAGTTCTGGTTTTTTGGCTAATGTTTTTAATTGCATATCTTTTTTCCTTTAAATCTGAGCAATGCGCTCTGTGAATGTATTTAGCTTTTCCTGTCGAGTAACTCATTGACTAACATTAAGATAAAGCTAAGTCTGTTTTGTGCCTTTTGTAAATCGCCTTGTGAACAATTAAGTTCGTGTCTAGCTTTAGCACTTTCTGCAAGGATACTTTTAATTAGATCCTCATCTGTTTTATCATCTAAATTCTGCATATCTTTCCTCATAATAAAAGGGACCGAAGTCCCTTTTATTTAACTTGAGCTCAAATTAAGCTACTGTATAGTCACCAGTGACGCTTAGAGTCAAGGGGCTAGTCCAAACTGGGCTGTCAGCACTAACAGTAGGGCTTAGGCCAGTAACATAGCCTTTACCACTTAGAGTTTTATCTCCAACTGTAATAGTAAAGTTAACTTCAGTTTTGTCCTTAGACAAACCAAAGATACCTTTAGTTTTTGCGCTTTCACCAGCAGTAGTAGCACCGAAGAACACGTCGTCGTCTAAGACTAATGTTCCGCTGATACTGTTAGTAGCAGTGGTTGCGACCTGGAACTTAGAACCGCTGTTAAGCTGAGTCCAAGTGAAAGTGTCGTTGTTGTTTTCGATTGTGATGTCTTGCAGCATTGGAACTGCTAACCCAGTGGTATCGCCAGTAACTTTTAAAGTTAAAACTGGAAACTGTCCACTAACACCTGGGCTTACGATAACTGTTGCCATAATATATTTTCCTTATGTTAAGATTTTTGTAAATTGGTATTCGATTGTTGTTACTGTTAAGTCTTGTATTTGCTCAGTAGTTACCTGACTTGTTTTACGGAAATGTTCCGGTAGAGCAATGTTTTCCTTTGCATTTACAAGATTTGCAACAACTTCCGAATAATTCTTGGGTAATTGCTTCGCGTCATTTGAGAAGAAAACTCGGACTGTAGTTACTTCACTGTCTATTGTTCCATTAAGCACTGGTAGGAATTCCTCCCTAGTTGTTTGCTCAACGTCAACATAGAATCTTTTAGGATTCTTTAGATACATTTCAGTGCCACTGTTATTGAAAGGTAATTCATCAGTAGCCTGATAGTTCAGGAACTTTTGGCCTTTGATGTAATTAATAACTTCCGTTCTCATCTTATTCTCTTTAAATTAATTTTACCTGCTTTGACTTCGTCGGCATCAATCAATCCATCACCGTCGAAATCATACCAGTCTCCTGACTGGATTAGTTCTATGAACAATGCATCCGCCTTTTGAGTATAATAGCCCATCTTGTTACGCTCACTTTGATCTTCTGAATCAAAATCAGCAAACTGTGGTAAAATGAACTCTGCCAGTGCTTGATAAACACAAAGGTCAGTAAAATCATTTTGACGTGCTAGTATCTTAGACGGATTTGGATTTGGTGTAGGACCAGTTGTGTATCGGTCCTTCCACCAAGCAGTTGTTTTAATTTTAGAGAGGATGCGTTCAGTTGCTCTAATTAGTGCAGCTTCAACAACATCGTCCGTGAGTCCTTCATTTTGATCGTAGATCCTTTGATCACGTGCAAGCACGTCATCATTGGTTGCAAAACTTATTACAGTGCTTCCGCGTCTAATGAAGGACATTATTTTCTCCTAATTAAAGAGCTGCGTCGCCTACTATCTTAACTGCTAGTTCAGGACGGATTAGACCAGCACCAGCAACAACAGTCATAACAACGTCAGTCGAACGCTTAGGAGCGTTACGCTGAGTTTCCATAGCAACACCGCCACGCTGAGCAACAGCAAATGCACCAGGAGCAAATACGCAACCAATAGCGTCATCGTTACCATCAACAGCAACACCAGCGTGTTCAAGAATAGTGATACCAGCGATTTGGCCAACGAAATATTGACCTAGAACGTCGGAACCAACCATTGTGGAGTTCTGGTAAGAGTTAGTAGCAGTCATAGCAGCCTTGATACCATAAGCCTGCTTAGGATTTAGAACTGCAAATAAAGGACCTTGATACTTGTTAGCACGGATGGTAGCAGCAGCACGCATTAGGTCGTTGACAGAGTTGTCAGAACCAGCAGAACCAACGCTTTGTGTAACAGTAGTGAATAGGTCGATAAGTTCTTTATCAAGACCTTCAGCTAATGCTAAACCGCTTTGTGCAGCTAGGCTAGCAATAACATCTTCGCTGGCGCTGTCACGTAGGAAGTCAGTAACTTCAGCGTAAACAACGTGTTCAGCTAGTGTAACAGTCTTGCTAGTAGTGTTAGTATCAGCAGCAGCAGGAGCAGTTCCTTCACCTGGCTTGGAGCTAGTAATACCAGCCCATACAGGGATTTGAACTACTTTACCAGCACCGACTGGGTAGTCATAAACAGTAGCGACCGCACGAGCGATACTGTTTTCATAAAGTGCGAATTGTGATTGAACCAATAGGTTCTGGAATAATTCGCTGTTAATAGTTGTGTTGTTTGCCATAATTATTTCTCCTTTAGATAGATGGCTTAAATTTGACCTTTAGCTTTCGCTTCGGCATATAATTTTCTGTGAGCAGGATTCTTCATATCCAGGCTCGCGACATCCACCTTTCCTTGAGTGCTTTTGGCGATGTTACTTTTAGTATTAGTAGTTGCTGGGGTAGGTTGAACAAAATGCGGGTTTTGATTTAAAAATTCTTTAACGAGGTCCTCTACACCCAATGGTGTGCCTGCGTCGGAATAACGAACTGTGCCTTTGCTATCTACCACTTCTACATCGCCATCGGCATTCATACGGACATTGTTAACCAATAGAGCCTTAACCTGTTCGGCATTGACTGCTTGGAACTTAGCTGCTGCTGCTAACAATGGTGTATTCACGCGATAGTCCTTAATAATAGAATCCCTTTTTGCAATTTCTTGATCCTTCTTGGCTGCAAGCTCTTGCAAAACTTTATCAAATTCACCACGCTTTAAACTTTGCTCTTGCTTTAATTGATCAGCTTGAGCTTTGAGTTGGCGTAGTTCTTCAATATCACCTAGACCTTCAAGTTGCTTTTCAAACTTCTTTTGCATACTGGCTTTTAGGCCAGCCATATGTTTGTCAAAGTCAGCTTGTGTATAAGTGCGTTCCTGGGTAGTAGAAGTAGCATCAGTAGACCCAGTATCTTCTGTGCTGTTAACCAATGTATCGTTGGACATTGTGACCGTTGCCTCCATAAATGAGTAATAGGAATTTGACTTCCTTTGTGTCTTTATTTATAATAATTATAAGAAAGACTGGAGATATCAGGTGAATTATTCCGATTATAACAAGCATAGGCTTTCTGCCCAAAATAGAAAAGATGCCTTAGGAAATCCTATTGAATTCAAACTTACATACGAAGAATGGTTGGATATATGGGCATCGTCGGGTTTTGCACATTTGAGAGGGCGGAAGCGCGGACAGTATGTTATGTCAAGGCATAATGATATTGGAAACTATGAAGTTGGTAATGGTCTCATATTATTTCCTATTAATCATCTAAGTGCTGCCAACCCTGTGCAGCTAATTCTAAATGGTCTGCTTCTGTCATTGCCATACGCTGTTCACCTGTAGTTGGATCATACATTATATGGGGTTCAAATGGTTCATCCATTTCTTCCTCTTCATCCATATCAGGTTCGTCAGGTTCATCATAATCATCAACTTCTAGCAAGTCAGCAATACGGAGGTCTATTTCTTTTAGTAATCTTGGATCCGTGGTGATTTCTTTTAGTGCCTTGAGTTCTTGTATTTCTCTGCCTGTATCTCTTATAGAGAATGCTGAAGGATAAGTGATTTCAACATCGTATTCATATCCTTGATAAAGTGCAAATAGCCTCCATATTCCTTCTTCAGCTAATTCTAAGTTTTGTGCAATGCTGCTTAGTTTTGCATTAAGCAATTGGAATTCAGTTTCCATAGCTACACCGCTGAGTGTTCTAGTTTCAGTAGCGCGGACACTTCCTACGTTAGCTGCTTTTTCAATAGCTGATATAGTGTTATTGATAACAGTATAAATGGAATCAATACTTGCTCCAGCAAAGTCCAATACATATGGCTTTAATCCGGGATCTAAGTTCTCTGGCATACTGATAATAGCACCGGCGCCAGTGCCTACCTGTGTTTCAGGAGTAACTACCAATGAAGGGTGTGAATCTAATCTAATACTTTGATCAGCTTCACTTAGGCAGTTGTAGATAAAGCGTTGTTGATCAGCAATATCATCAATTGCACTAACACCAATACCACGTATTACACTACGATCACTGTAACAAATAACTGCTGGAATTACACCAAGTTGATTGTCTTCCATTTCAGTTTCTTTAATTACTTTGTATTCAGAATCGACTACAGTAGTAGTAATAGAGTCTTTAGTCCATTCTTTAATTACTTGGATACTTCCATTTACTTCTTCTACATATTTGAAATAAGTTAGCTCATAACGTCCTGTAATGTTACGGGTAAATGCCCAATCTAATACAGTTAAGGGCGTTAAGATGCTAACATAGGGACGTAGCCCCTGTTCAAGTTCATCAGCACGAGTAAGAGCGTTTATGTTTGGTTTACTAACTACGATCCAACTATGTCCAAATACTAAACTCCAGGTGGATACTTCTTTCATAAATTGGTCAAAGCTGCGACCTTCAAAGTCTGCGTCTTTTAAGAAATCTTCTAGTTCAGGAGCATCATCTAAACTATTAAAATCCCTAGTAGGTGCTGTTCTAAACAAAAAGCTATTGTAAGTAGAAACAATACTGCGGCAGTGATTATCTAATGGAGTAGCTAGGCATCGTGCTCTGTATTCTTGATCAGTTTCAAGTTGATAACGTGTCAAGTAACCATTGTCTCTATATTCTTTTCCGCCTACATAGCTTCGATATAGATAAAGCCAACGTGTTCTGTTATCAATGAATATTGTATTGCCTGATGTTAATACATCGTAATCAGTAAGTGCTGTTATTGCCATATTAGTTTCCTATAGTGTATATTTATGATATTCTGTGCATAAAGCGTTGTTGAGGCTGCGGTTTGAAATCACGCTTAACTGGGAATTCATAATCAATATAATATCGTGGTGCATCAGAGAAGTGATCAAACCCACTCTCCTTATCTGGGATACTTGTGCCCTCTTTGTATGAGTGCTTTTCAAGACTTTCAATTGTCTTTTTACAACGTGGATCAATGAAATAAGTTCTTTGACCAGTTGCTGAACATAACTTACTATTGACAGCGTTAATACCATCACGCACAGGATTATGACTATTAGGAACTTTTACCGTAAAGCCTGCGTTTCTGAGGATCGAGTGGTCAGTAACACCGCTACCTGCCGAGGTTTTTCTAGCTGCGCCAGCAGGGTCAGGATAGACTGTGATCCTTTGATTAGGATATCTGGTCCGTATTTCTTCCACAAGTTCGTGGGTGTTAGAAGATAGCAAGGATATTTCATCAAATGCGTGTATTAAGTTACCTTTTCTTGCAAATATTGTAGCTGACATTTGTCCTACGTTAAAGTCCATACCTATATCAATTTGATTGGGAATAGCTTCAGTATAGGGTCTAATATTTTCATTTCGATCAAATGCATAATAAACTCTATTACCATAACTTTCAAATGTTGCACAATACTCTTGCTGAAAAGTTCTTGAGTCAAGATCTTTACGAGCCTGCTCTATTTCTTCGGCAGTAACGAAACCGCCTTCTAATGTAGTATATTGGAAACTGGCCCATTGTTCTTCATTAGGATCCAATCCCCTCATATACATATCATATGCCCAGTTACTAGTTCCACTAGGAGTAGTAATAAACAATGCGTGTCCTTGACGATCACTTAATGCTGGACGTAGAACTTCCGTCCATACTTTTTCTTTAATATAAGCAAACTCGTCTAGTATAATTGCATCCAAACTGGATCCACGTAGGCTATCTGGATTATCAGCTGAACGTAAACTTATCTTGCTATCATTAACTAGTGTAATAGTTAAATCTGATTCATTGATCTTCTTGATCCATCGAACACGTTGTAATTCAGTTTTTAGGGGATCAAGAATAATCTGTTTAGTCATTCGATAAGTTGGAGCCACATACCAAACATTACGCTTTGGGAATCTAGCAAACTTAGCTATTTCATTAATAGACAAAAAGCTTTTACCAAAGCGTCTGCCGGCTACTACAACTCTAAACCTTGAGTCACATTGGCTAATAGTTTTTTGTGGAATACTTAGTTTCATTGACTAATCTTATAGACCACTAAGCCTAATATAAATCCTAAAGCAAATGCCGTCATTCACTGTCAGTCCAAGGTAACGGACCAGCATCTTCAGCACTAAATGGGCTGTCACTCATTCCAAGTATATTCTTAGCAAGGAATATTTGAACTGCTGCATTCATATTCTGGCAAGCATTAGTAAGCATTGCTTTACGCAATCTGATCCGCATTTCTACCTTTGCTTTTGCTAAAACATCGGCAAAGTTTCTACTAATAGATTCGTCCGTAACACCAAAGTATTCTGCAATCTCGGTAACCTTTAAACCAAGTGCTGCTAATTTGAATACTTCATCAGGCGGAACTATTTTCTTATCTCTGCCAACTGGCAATCCAAGGACTACCTTTTCAACTAGTTGTTTGGGTTTAGGGCCACGTTTTTTAGGTAAGGGATTGTTATTATTTTCCATAATTATATTTATTTCGGCCATAAAAAAAGCACCCATTATTGGGTGCTTTTAGACTAGGGTGTAGTAAGAAAGAGATCTCCTTTAATAGAAATCTTAGCCCTAGTAATATTATTTTATATGATTTTAATTTACAGTCACGTATTTTGGTATACTTTAGTCTATGTTTAAATCAAACTGTGCGTTCTAAATAATAGTATGGAAACTTATAAAATTAATACAGCACTGTTGATACGTTTATTGGAAATGGCAAGAGAAGACCTTAAGGATGATCTTCAGATACATTTTATAGTAGAGCAAATGGCTTCAATGAAACAAGATTTGTTTACAATGAAAGACTACGCTCGAATTACTAGTATATTGAATAACAGGCCTTAAGGTTTATAGTTTGATTAATCTCGTTGGGGTTTGTTTTTGTTCTTGATTTGTTTTTCGGATACCAATTGGCATAATTTGTGGCTAATACCTTCCATCCAGCCTTCGTGGAATTCAGCTTGCTCGGGAGCTGTTAACCCAATAGGATATTCTAAAGGTTCGCCACACATACCCAATTGGTATCCTTTTTTAAAATAATCCATAGTTGCTCCTTTAGATTATTTAAACCACTTGGTCCACCAAGGCTTCATACGTTTAGCTTCATCTTGAGGTGCTGGGTATAATCTAGTTAAATTAGTCAACCTATCAGTTTGTATTTCAACTGCTAGTCTGTTTAATTCAATAGTATGTTGTTTAACATTTTCTATAGCTGTTTCAAGAGCACGAACTAGATGTATTTGATTTTGTTCTAGTTTATGTATTCGTTGATGTGCTTCCAACAATAGGTTGTATGGATCAAAGTCATCATCGTCATCGTCGCTCATTTTCTAACCTTGTAATTCTTGTTTGTAAATCAGCTATCATTTGTGTTAGGCTTCTAATAGTCTGTTCTTGTTCACCTATTCTATTGTGCAGTAGATTATAGGCTTTAGCAAGTTCTATGGTATTATGTTTAGCTCTGTTTAGCTCTTCCAGTGGGTCGAAGTCTCTTTTCATCAGCTTGTCCTTTTATCTTTTCTTGTAGTAATCTTACACATTCATCTGCTGTATGTCTAGCTCCGTTAAATGTATATTCTACTTGGTGGTGATCTTCTATTACTAATCCGCATCGAGAACAGACTTTATTTTTTTGCACGGCGTCTCCTTTTCTTTATTAGTTCTTTTTTTTCTTCTGGAGTTCTGTGTGTTGGA